AGACCCATAATATACCATGGGAGGTGAACATTCTGGCTAGGGTCGAGAAGAATTATCCGGAGCTTCCGATCCGGTGGTATAAAGCCGATCACGACAGTTCGATGTTCGGGAACTACACGAAGGTGCCGACTTCGAACGAACATCCGTGAGAACGTGAACGAAAGGAGATGATCATGCCAACATTTGCTGTGCGCAGCCGGACTATTCATCCGCTGGAAGATACAACTGTTGACGCGGAGACGCGCGAGGGAGCTATCGACCAGCTCGTGAAGACCGCTATAGCTGCGGGCGACACGATCCAGATCCTGACCGTCGTCGAGATGCCGAGCGCAGCGCCGCCGCCGCCGTAAGAGGGAGCATCTGCCGATGGCCAGGAAAACGTATGAAGGCTCGAAACAGGACATCCGTGAGGATGTGCGTGGCGCCAGGAAGATGGGTGTCACAATGAAGGCGTATGAGCGTACTGCCAAGGACAAGGCCGAGGACAAGCGCGGGCAGTTGCGTCTTACTGGGAAACGGCGGGGCGGCCGTGGATAAAAACCCGCACCGATCAGGATCATCGGTAGCACAAAGAGCAGACCAACCCCATGGCAGGTCCGGTCGAGGGAATTAGCAAAGTTGCCAGTGGCGCCATCGAGGCGTTGCATGCAAGCCCGGTGCTGCTCGCCCTCATGATGATGAATCTTCTCATGATCGGCGGCCTGCTTTATGTCGCCAAGGTCCAGGTTGACGAGCGCCACTATATCGCCAACCAGCGCGACGAGATGATCAAGGTCATACTTGATCGCTGTCAGGCGTTGAAATAACGATGTTACATTACAAGAGCATATGAGCGAGTCGGGGCATCAGGCGCGAAGCGCGCGCTGGAAGGAGAGAACCATGGCAACCAAAGTTCAGGTTACGGGCGGCGTCCTGGAGGTCGAGGCTATCATTGGCGGCGAACGCCCCGACGCCGGCCTGCCCATCCCCCCGGCGCTCCCTGGCCAGCTCCCGAGCAGTGATCTGCATCCGTGGGTGCCGGGGCACTTACCGGCCCCACCCCCGACATTCCCGCCCCTCACGCCCAGCCACCCGATCCAGCCGGCACCTCCGGGCACACCGCCCGGCGCGATCTGGCCCCCGGTGGGACATCCTAGCCATCCGCTACCTCCTGTTCCTGGCCATCCCGACCAAGGCCTCCCCCCGGTTGCTGGCACACCGACACCCCCGATTGAGTCTAAGACCTATTGGCTCGTGTGCGGCATCCCAGGGGTCGGCTGGCGCTATGTCTCGATCGACCCGTCGCTGACGGTTGGCACTCCTTTGCCGCCGGCGCCAGTGCCAAAAAAGTAGCTGGGGGGCGCAGATACGTACGAGACAGCGCGCGAGGGCAAGGATCAGGTCCGATCCTGTCGGCTGCAAGGTGGTCGATCTGCCGTGGTCTCCCAGCGATCCCACCACCTGGCCTGCGTGGAGCGATCGAAATGGGGTTCAGGGTTGTCATCTCCTCTGGTCATGGCCAGCACGTTGCGGGAGCTGACGAATATATCAACGAGGTCGAGGAAGCGCGGCGCGTCGTCGATCATGTGGCGGATCTGCTGGACGATACGCAGGTCGATTGTGTCGTATTTCACGACAACACCAGCAACACGCAGTCCGAGAACCTCGATGCGATCATCGGTTACCACAATGCACAGACGCGCTCTCTCGATATCTCGGTCCATTTCAATGCTTACAAGGTCACGACCGATCCGAGAGGGGTTGAGGTCTGCTATGTGACGCAGCAGGATCTGGCCGAGCGGATGGCGGTTGCGATCGCCGAAGCTGGCGGTTTCATCAATCGCGGCGCCAAGCAGCGCAACGATCTGGCATTCCTGAATTCGACGACGGCCAGGGCGATCCTTATCGAGGTTTGCTTCGTTGATTCACGCAAGGATGTGCAGCTCTACCAGCATAATTTTCATGAAATCTGTCAGGCGATCGTCGATGTCATAGAGGGTGAAAGCGAGACCGGTGACGTGATCACCGCGCCTTCGCCGGACGCGCTGTTGCATGTATCCGGCTCATGCTCATGGTTCGGCGGTCCTGACGATGACGGAGTGGATGCTGAAGAGGGGTTGGCATTCATTTACGAGGTCGAGGATGCGCCGCATCTGTTCCTGCCGCAGCAGCCGGAAGGCGCGACGGGTCTTGCGAGAAGGCTCGATCCGGGTATTTTCTACGTGGCCTGCCGCTGGAATTACGATGTGACGCCCAAGGAGATGTTGCGGGATCAGACCCGCAAGGCGCGGGTATCGGCAAATGGCAAGAGCTTTCTTGCTTTTCCGGCCGATTGGGGCCCGCACGAGGATACTGGCCGCGTTGCCGATCTCAGTCCAGCCTTGATGGATGCGCTCGACGCCACTACCGACGATGAGGTCGAAGTGATCTATCCGGCTTGAGGAGATCTCGATGTCTCTTGCGGTCATACGTGGCGCGATCATTCCGGCCGGACAGTCATTGTCTAACGCGGTCGATTGCTCCGGCAGCGCGCGTCTTGCCCGTATTATTATTCCGCCGGGTTGGACGCCGGCGCCACTGACATTTCAGCTCTCTCCGGATGGTGCCGTCTGGAGCGATCTCTATCACGTGAGCGTGCCGGGGGCGGCTTACAGCACTTATGAAGCGGTCGTGCCCAATCCGCGTGCCGGCTCGACCGTGATATTGCCGACGGATCTTGGTCAAAGCATTGCCTGGGTCAAGGTTCGTTCAGGCACCGCATCGGCTCCCGTGGCGCAGGGGGGCGATCGCGAATTCATGTTCATAGTGGAGATGCCGGACGCCAGCGGTGGTGGCGGGACGGGTGTTGGTCCGCCGGGGCCTGCAGGGGCGACGGGGCCGCCAGGAGCAACCGGAGCGACGGGATCGACCGGGCTTGCTGGTTCCATCGGTCCTGCGGGGATGGCGGGGCCGACGGGTCCACAAGGTCCAGCGGGCAATACCGGCGCGATAGGCAACCAGGGTCCAGTGGGGCCTGCGGGGCAGAATGGCGCGACAGGACCGCAGGGCTTGCAGGGTCCGGCTGGATTTGGCGGCCCGACAGGTCCGCAAGGGCCGACCACGGTCAGCGCCAATGCCCCTAACCTGGCGAGGCTGGGGACTGACAATCTCCTTTACGTGCCGGACGCGCCAAGTGACGGCGCCAGCTACGGTCGCCTTGGTGCTGCCTGGACCAAGGTTGTCGCGTCGGCCGGCGGCACCATGGCGGGCGTCCTGCACCTCAAGGGCACCACCGACGGAAGCGATGCCGCTGCCGGCGAGGTCGGGGAGTACATCTCATCGACCGTGCTCGTCGCTGCTGCCAAAGCCGCTAATACCGGTGTGAATGTCGATGTCACCAGTATCTCGCTGCCAGCCGGTGACTGGGATGTCCAAGGCCAGATATGGATCGCCGCCACCGGCACCATGACTCGCGAGACGCTCGCCGCCGTCAACGTCACCGGCATCGCGGCCTGGGTCAGCAAGGTCTCGGCGACGATCCCCACGGTGCCGGCCGGCAGCTTGCAGTCTTTTTTTGGGATCAACATAGCGCTCACGTCAGCCAATCTGCCGGTTCTGACATCTGGCCGGGTGCGGTTTTCGTTGTCTGCGACAACGACGATCTATCTCAGCGGCATCGTGACTTTTACCGGGACCGGACCCTTGGGCCTCTACGGTTTCATCGGTGCCAGGCGGATGCGGTAAGTCTCATAAAGGCCTATGCTCGATAGGACCTTCATTCCCCCGGCCCGCCGGGGAAACAGCGGGAGAGGAGGTTCACATGGTTGCTCCCAGCAAAACTGGCGCTCCGACCAAGAAGGAGACCCAGCACAATGTGACGTTCGCCGAAGGCGGCAACACGCCGATGTTCGGTAAGGGCGACCGGACCAAGACGGATGATCCGGCCGGCGAGCAGACCGCCGGCCAGACGGCCGCGGATCCGAAGGATAATCTGAAATACGCCGAGGGCGGCTCGACCAAGATGTTCGGCTTCAATCCGGCCGTGAAGGCGACCGGCGGCATTACGGGGCCACGCTGATGGCACGTGTCGGAACAGGCATGCCCGTCATGCGGGGAAACCCCATGGCGCCGCTGGGCCGGCCGCCACGGTTCGATCCAAACAAGGCCGTGCTGGCGCCGCCCCGGATCAAGCCGATCTCGACACGCGAGTATGGCAAGGGCGGATCGCCCTACAGCTCGGGGCCCGACATGGGCGTTCGCGGCGCCGGGATCGGCTTTGCAGGATACAACCCCTATGGCACCTAGACCGCCTTTCAAGCGTGATCTCACGCCAATCGGCCGCGGTGGAATCACCAAGCATGCCGGCAAAGGGGCGACGGAGATGTCCGGTCCTGGCCGCGGTGCCCTGACAGGCGGCAGCATGCTGGCGCGGATGGGCAACCAGTATGGCAAGCCGCCGCCTGCCGGACCGCCGCCGATGACGCCGCTGTCCACGGGACCGGACGATACGGATGGGCTGGGCGCGCCGCCGGCTGCCGTACCGCCGTCTCCTTCGCTGCCTGGCAATGGCGGTGATGGCCTCGCCTGAGGACGAGCTGGCCAAGCGTGCGCGTTTTCTGCGTAACGCGGCGCCGCAGCAGTTCGAGGATTTCCGTACGGCATTCATCGCCTATTACAGCCGGCAGATCGAGGTCCTGGTTTTTGCGACCGACAATCTGCCATTGGCGCAGGGACATGCCCAGCAATGCAGGAAGCTGGCGCAGATATTGGATGAGGCCAGAAATGGTTGATGTCGTCGTCGATCAGAAGCCGTTCGACAAGCCGGCATACGATCAGAGTGTCATTCCTGAGGCCGTACGCAAGCGCGCAGCTGCAGTCGATGCGCTTTATGCCCGGGCCGCCGGGGCAACAGCGGGAGATGCGCGGCCCCAGCAATCGTCTCCAGACGGTGTCCCTCCCCAGCCGTCTGAGTCATCGGAGTCTCAATCAGTCCTCGCGCAAGAGACTTCGATCCCGCAGGTGCCGGATTCCGCAGCTCCGGCGCCTGCGGTTTCTCTCCCTCGCCCCCCTCAAGGTGACGATCCGAATATTTCCCTCCCGCCGGGACAACAGCGGGAGAGAAGCCGTACGTTGTCGAAAGAAGGGCGGCAGACCAACAGGGAGCTTGCCGAGAAGCTCGACGCGACGACGAAGAAGCTCGAGGCCTACGAGAAAGACTTGGGTCAGTTGCAGGAGCAGTATTACCGGGAGATCGTGCAGGCACAGCGTGCGATGAATGTGCAGCAGCCGCCTGCGCCTCCGCCTTTACCGCAGTATCTGACGCCGGACGATGAGAAGAATTACGGCCGCGAGCTGCTCGATGTAACTCAGCGGGCTGCGCTGCAGGCTATCGCGCCGCATCTGCAGCAGACCGAGACCAGGATGCAGCAGCTGGCGCGCGAGAATGCCGACCTGCGGGCTCAGCAAGTGCGCGAACGGCGGCGGATGTTGGACAGTCAGGTCGAGCAGGCCATACCGGATTATCGGGAATTCGATCGCAACCCGCGCTGGCATAAATGGCTTTTGGGTATTGACCTTATGTCCGGGCGTGTTAGACAGCAATTATTGAACGAGGCGATTTCAGCTGGCAACGCCCCTAGAGTCCTCTCGTTCTTCCGCGGTTTCCAGAATGAGGAGATCGCGACCGGGCACCAACAGCCGCCGCAGCCCAGCCCGGCCCATGCGCCCCCTAAGGAAGCGGCAATAGATCTGGCTGTTTTGGCGAGCCCAGGGCGGGCTCGGCTGGCGACCGGGGGCGATACCTCCATCCCGGCAGACAAGCCCTTCTATACGCGCGACCAGCTCAAGGCGCTTTATTCGCAGCATCGCCGCGGTGCCTATGTCGGCCGTGAGGCCGAGTGGGCGCGGATCGATGCCGACATCATTGCCGCCGCCAGAGAGGGTCGCATCCGTCAATAATCGGGGGCGTCGAGTTGCCCCCATGCACAGGGGGCATTGCGATGCCTGTCGGATCTGCAGGGTTCGGTCTTGCCGGTAGCGGCACGACCCCTCCCATCACGCCTGTCGGCTCAACTTCCAACAATCTGCAAGCAACGGGGTTCGTGCCCGAAATATGGTCGGCCAAGCTGGTCGAGAAATTTTATGCGAGTACAGTGCTCGCGGCGATCAGCAATACCGACTATGAAGGCGAAATCCAAAATATGGGCGACCGGATCAGGATCCGGACGAAGCCCACCATTACCATTCGCAATTATCTGGCGGATGGGTTGCTCGGTCTCGATCGCCCGACCGGCGGGACGGTCGAGCTCTATATCAGCACCGGCAAATATTTCTCGCTGATCCTCGACGACGTCATGGAGGTGCAGAGCGATCTCAACATCCTGTCGATGTGGAGTGACGACGCGGCACAGCAGCTCAAGATCGTTGTCGATCAGGATGTGCTCGACGGCATTGTTGGTCTCTGCGCGGCACAGAACCGCGGAGCAACTGCCGGCAAGCTCAGCGGCAATATCAATCTCGGCGTCAAGGGCACGCCGATCACGACGGTCGGGCAGGGCGCGACGGCGGGTCAGGCCAATCTGATCGATCTGCTCCTGCGCATGGGTCAGTGTCTCGACGAGCAGAACATTCCGGAGCAGGGACGCTGGGTGGTGATGCCGGCCTGGGCGGGCCGGCAGATCAAGCAGTCGGAACTGCGCCAGGCCTATCTGTCGGGCGACGCCGTATCGATCCTGCGCAACGGCCGGCTGGGAATGATCGACCGGTTCACGCTCTACATCTCGAACCTGCTGCCGAGCAACGCGACCGATTCGGCGAACTTCGCCGCGGGGGAGCAGCCGATCTTCGCGGGTCATGCTCACGGGCTTAGTTTCGCTTCACAAATTTCGAAGGTCGAAACATTAAGGTCTGAATTAACCTTTGGTCAAATCCTGCGCGGTTTGCAGGTCTATGGCTATCAAGTCGTCGATCCGTCGGCCATCGTTCAAGCGCAGGTCATTTCTGGAGGATAATCATCATGGCTTTGAGCATGACGCCCGACCACCGCCATCCTGGCGGCGTGGCCGGGCAGGTCGCGCTTTATACCGGTTTCACTGGTGCGTATAACCAGTATTTCGGCGGGACCGGTGGCCGCCAGGCCGGCGCCTGGGGTCAGATGTGCGAGATGGCCGGTCCGACCGCGGCCGGCATCACTTACAACCAGTATGCTGCCGGCGGTGTGTTTGCGCAGTTCCTGGCGGCGGCGACCGGTCCTGCTGGCGTGACCGGCTTTCAGGCTGCTGGAGATACCTGGGTCACCGGCATGGCGGGTCCGACCGGACAAGGTCCCTGATGACGACGTCCCAGGCTTATTACGGCGATTTCAGCGACGATCAGCAGCCGACGCTTCTCACCGTGGCTGACTACATCGCCGATGCGCGCACGCTTCTGCAGGACCTGGTGCCCGGCTATCGCTATGACGATCCTTCGTTGCTGACGGCGATGAATGTCACGCTGCTCGCGGCGAACAAGCTGCGCGCCGATTTGTTTATCTGGAACCGGATTGTCAAAGGCCAGATCCCGGCATTCCAGGCCGTCGATGACACCGTGGTGAAGATGGAGCCGCAGTTCCGGCTGGCGATCCTGCACGGGCTCATCGGGCATGCGCTCGAGCGCGATCAGGAGGACTATCAGGATACGCGGGCGACGGCGTTTCTGGGCTTGTTCACGGCTGGATTGATCGGCAAGGCGCTCGGTCCCGTGACTGGCGGCTCGCCACCTGGGCAAGGTCGTCAGCGATGAACAGCCAGGATCAGACCGACGCCTATTGGGCCAAGCTGATGGGCGAGGCTGCCGTGTCGTTGTCCGGAGCGTCCGACGCCGAGCTCCGGGTCCAGCTGTTCAATGTGCTCGAGGAGTTCTTCGACGGCTCGAACTGCTGGCGGGAAGCGGTGTCTTTCGTGGTCATTCCCAACACCCTGGACTATCAGCTGTTCGTTATGTCCGGCCGCATATTGCGCTTATGGGGTGTGTACGACCAGAACAATGTCGGGCAGCCGGCGGTGATGCCGTGCATCGGCACGGTGCGGTTTCTCTATCCGTACAGCGATACGCAGCCGATGACGGCGGTGGTGGTCAAGACCGCGGCCGATCCGCTGGGATGCTTTCCGCCGAACATCCCTGATTGGCTGCTGCCGATGCACGGGCTCGGTCTGCTGCATGGCCTGCTCGGCAACATGATGCAGCAGCCTGGGCAGAGCTACAGCAATCCGCAGCTCGCCATTTTTCATCTGCAGAAATTCCGTGATGCCATCGCGCATGCGCGCGTCGCAGCAATGAAGATGAATGCTGTCGGAGCGCAGAGCTGGGTGTTTCCGCAGCAGTTCCGTGTGTTCGGCCAGAAGGGCGGCGTGTCGACGTTCAACGTCCATCCGACACCGAGGTGACCAATCATGTCCGCGGACGGCGCCTGTTGCGAGCGGGCACACAGCGCAACTTCGGCTCATGTCGATCTCACGATCGACAACAACTCGAGCTGGTCGGACGCTTTCCAGTTCGGCGATCCCAGTGATACGACATGGGATTTGAATGGCTGCACGTTCAGCATGGACGTTCAGGTCACGTATTACGACATTGCACCGAAGCTTTCATTGGCGACGAGCGCCGGCACGATCGTGGTCGATGATCCCGTGCAGCGGGTCATTCATTTCAACGTTCCGGCTGCCACGCTCCAGAATGATCTGACGCCTGGCACTTACGTCTACGATCTGATCATGACGGACGCGCGCGGCGTCGCGACCGCGCTCATGCACGGGAAGGTCGAAATCTCGCAAGGCGTCACCGGAGTGTAGGTGATGCCGATCACCAGCAACGAACCTCCGCAAATTCTGACCAGGCCGGTCGTCGTTGTACACGGCCAGACTGGACCGGCCGGACCGCCGGGAGGACCGTCCGGGCCAACCGGTCCGACCGGGTTCGCATCGACAGGTGCGACGGGGCCGTCAGGACTGTCGGGCCCGACCGGTCCAACGGGCGCCGGAGCGCCTGGTCCGACGGGCCCGACCGGCATGACGGGTCCGCCGGGATCGCCGGGGCAGACAGGCGCAGGGGTAGCCGGAGCGCCCGGGCCGACGGGGCCGCAGGGTCTCAGCCCGACTGGTCCCACGGGGCCGGCCGGCACGGCCTCGACGACTGGTGCGACTGGCGCTACCGGGCCGACGGGCCGTGTTGGTCAGACCGGTCCGCAAGGTCTGCCGGGCTCAGCAACTTCGACTGGCGCGAGCGGACCGACGGGTTGGACCGGACCTCCTGGATTTACGGGACCGACAGGCGTCGCTGGTCAGACGGGTCCGACGGGCGTCGGGACAGGTGTCACGGGACCGACCGGCGGCACGGGACCGACCGGCAATCTGGGACCAACCGGCAATACCGGGCCGACCGGCAACACGGGACCGACCGGGACGACAGGCAACACGGGACCGACCGGGTTCGGTCCTCAGGGCATTCCAGGACCGACCGGGCCGCTGGGCGCTCCAACTGGTCCGACTGGACCGACGGGTGTTCCTGGTTCGGCGACTTCGACCGGTGCAACCGGCCCGGCCGGGCCGACGGGTTTTACGGGCCCGGCTGGCGCAGTTGCTGCGACCGGGGCTACGGGCAATACGGGGCCGACGGGTGCGCCATCGACTGTAACCGGATCGACGGGAGCAACAGGAGCGACGGGAGCAACAGGAGCGACAGGAGTTGCGGGCAACACGGGCCCGACAGGTGCGCCATCGATCGTGGCCGGACCGGCAGGGGGGACGGGGACAACAGGCAGCACGGGACCGACGGGCGCGCCATCGACTGTGATCGGACCGGCAGGAGCAACAGGAACGGCAGGAGCTACGGGAGCTACGGGAGCAACAGGGCCGACGGGCGCGGGAGCAACAGGAGCGACAGGAGCAGCAGGCAGCGCGGGAACATTGGGGACAACAGGACCGACCGGGCCATATTCAACCGTGATAATTGCGGGGGGCCTCTTTTAATGGCCTATTACGATCTCGTCTTCTATTGCAACGCGGGTGATCAGAGCGCCACTGGATATTATGCGGTAGCCAAGCGTCCTCAGAACACCGCGGTCGTCGCCGGGCAATTGTGCCGGCAATTCACCGCGCCGGCGGTCGGCAGCGAGCGGGTGTTCGTTTGCATTGTCGCCGGCACGACCGCGAACGTCACCGATGCTACCTGGGTTCTGACGCGCGGAGCCAAGACCACGGACGGCACCGCGACGTGGATGGAATGCACGGGCATGGCCGCGGTCAACGGCGATGCGACCAACACTGTCAATTGGACTGCGGCCAAGGCGATCGCTGCTCCCACGCTGGGCGCGATCATCAAGCGCAATTCCGGCGCTTCCTATCAGATCTGCACGACGGCCGGCGCGATGGCGGCTTCCGAGCCGGCGTTCAGCGATACGGCGGGCGTGACTACGACGGATGGTTCGGCAGTTTGGACATCGTTGGGTGCAATCGGCAATTTTACAGGTGGGCAGGCCCCCCACGCACGGCTCGGTAATGCATTGGCAGTTACTTGGTTTGCGGCGGGCAACACGGTTTACGTTGGCGATAACCACGCAGAGTCGCAAACTGCAAATATAAGTTACAATCCTGTCGGATCGGCCACTGCTGTCAGCAATATCATTTGCCATAACCATTCCGGCAGCTACCCGCCGGGGCCCGGTGCCCTGATGGCGGGGGCATCGGTTACGGTAACAGGCGCGAGCGGGACCATTAGCTTGGTCCAATCCGGCGCGTGGTATTTCTATGGAATTGCGTTCAGGGCCGGCGCTACGTCTGGAGGTAGTCCCGATTTGTTCGTGGGAGGGACAGCCAACGGCTGGTTCTATTTTGACAACTGCTCGCTGCAACTTGCTGAGACGGCTGGTGCTGGTAATGGCGTTATTGTGCTTGGAGGTAGTGGTGGCGGCAGCACTTCTGCTACAATCATTTTGAACAATACAACAGTGAGATTCGGTGCGGCTGGA